GCCTGATCGACGGAGTCACCATGACCGAGACGCTCGAAGAGCGCAAACCCGGCCATCGCATTGGTGACGGTGTTGGCTACCGTGGTCGTAATCACTCCAGTCGGAAATGTGGAGCACACAGAACCACGCAACACCATGCCATGGGTAGAGGCGACGTAGTCGAAGTCCGCGAGCTCTTCAAGCTCCGCCGCAGCTGCCCCATGCATGCCGCAACCGAGCAACACTGTGGTCGTAGCACGAATGCCAGACTCACAGCGACTCGCATCAAACTTGCTGAAGTCGTTCTCGTAGAACACCCCGTCGATCTTGTAAAATGAATCATCGCCGCAAACAACGTGGCAGTTGTCCGGCAAGTCACCCGCCAGAGCATCAAGCTCGGCCCCGGTCATCCCGGGCCCGTAATAAAGTTTGTACTTCTTGCCGACTATGGAGTCGATCCACCTTCCAAACCTCATCTCCTGCTTGAACGCAGTACCCAAACGGTGTGTCTCGCCAGCAAGTCGCGACTGGATGTCGGAACTCACCGCAACGATTGAACGTACCTTGTTGGCAGTCCAATTGGCCTCATCGACCTTGGGATTCATTTTCTGTGCCTTGCGACGCAAGCCGTCTTCCTGGCGGGCTGTAAACCCGCTCAACACCGAGTCGGCCGATTTCTTCGGCGCCTCGGCGAGGTAGGCCACAACCCCCCCAAGGGAATCATGGGCCATAGGAAAACAGCCCGCTAGGCAAGCTCGCGACGCCAAGTCAGCCCAAGCAGGAAAATCCTTCTTGAGATGCTCGGCGTGATCCGCCGCACGATGCGGCGGACTGTGTAGGCGGTTGACGGCTGCCACCAAACACATCAAAGGAGACTTGTACATAGAGAAGGGCGTGTGAGCGCCGGCCAGCATCGGCCAGCACACTGGCCGCATGCCAGCGTCGCGCAAATGTTGCTCACGCACCGCCATGTGGCGGAATGCCTCTTCATAGTCCAAAGGCGTCGAGATGCTGCGCTTCCAGCCACTGCTCGCCTCCTCAACAAGGAGGCGACCGACGAGACACTTGCGGAGGGGTTCGTACACGGGTGGAGGAGTCACTATAACGTACCCCGGTGGCAAAGGTCCGTTCGACTCGCCCGTACTGCTCTCCCGCGACACCCAAAGTTGCATGTCAGCGTCAGGTGGTTCAGTGGCCGGTGCACACGCGTTCCAAACCACGTGAAGCGGCAACCACAGCC